ATATATTAGTTTAGATCGCATCGACGTTAAAACAGCAGAAGATGATCCAGATAATCCAAATTTTATCACAATACGAATAACATATTCTGTACAGAATTTTGGTACTAATGAAATTGTAATTTATGTAAATGAATTTGGATCTGCAATAGTTACACCTGGAGATACTACAATTACACCGCCATAATAAAGGAATTTAATGGATATAAAAAAGGATATATCATATTTAGGAAAAGATTTTGGTCAATTTAGACAAAATTTAATTGAGTTTACAAAACAATATTTTCCTAATACATACAATGATTTTAATGAATCATCGCCCGGAATGATATTCATTGAACTTGCATCATATGTTGGCGATGTTTTATCATTTTATGCAGATGTTAATTTAAAGGAATCATTTTTAAATCAAGCAACTGAGCGTAAAAATATTTTTGATTTAGCTAAATCTTTAGGATATTCTCCTAACAATTCAGTTCCAGCATATGTAAATTTAGATGTATTTCAATTGGTGCCAGCAATCGGCTCAGGCACTAATGTTGCACCTGATTATAATTATGCATTGACAATTAAGCCGGGATTTCGTGTTAAACAAGAAAACGGATCATCTATATTCCGTACTTTAGACTCAGTAGATTTTAAATTTTCATCTTCAATTGATCCAACCGAGGTTACTGTGTATGAAAGTGATCCGTTAACTAAACAACCCACGTATTATTTGCTAAAGAAATCTGCAAAAGCAGTATCTGGCAATGTTAAAACAGTTGGATTTAATTTTGCTACGCCAGTTGCATATGATAAGGTAGTTTTACCAGATACCAATGTCATTGATATTATATCAGTACAAGAATCAGATGGAGATAATTGGTATCAAGTACCATATCTCGCACAAGATACTATTTTTGAGGATGTTCCTAACTTGGCAGAAAACGACCCTGTATTGACCCAATACCGTTCATCTGCGCCTAGTTTATTGAAACTAAGAAAAACTGCTAAGAGATACACTACGAGATTGCGTAGCGATGGTAAACTCGAATTGCAGTTTGGTGCGGGTATATCTGATAATAACGATGAAGAAATTATACCAAACCCAGATAACGTAGGAAATGGATTATCTGGTGTTAGACGCGATGTCAATATTGATATAGATCCTTCAAACTTTTTATATACTAGAACATATGGCCAAGCACCGGCTAACACTACATTAACTGTTACATATACGGTAGGAAATGGAATAGATGATAATGTTCCAGCTAGCTCATTAAAACTTATAAACTTTATTGAGTTTTCAGAAAACATTAATTCTACAAACAATGTAGGTTTAGTTAATTTTATAAAATCTACTATCGCAGTAACAAATCCAGTTGCAGCAGCGGGTGCTAAATCTGGTGATTCTGAGATTGAAATAAAAAACAATGCATTGGCAAACTTTGCAACTCAGAACCGATTAGTTACTCGCGAAGATTATATTATACGAGCATATTCTATGCCAGCAAAATATGGAAGTGTTGCTAAAGCATATATAGTTCCCGATGATCAAATATCCCAGAAAGAATTAGTAGAATCTCGAGTTCCTAATCCGTTGGCAATGAATATGTATGTATTAGGATATAATTCTAGCAAACAACTAGTTACATTAAATGATGCTATAAAAGAAAATTTAAAAACATATTTAGATTATTACCGAATACTTACAGACGCAGTAAATATAAAAGATGCCTTTATTATTAATATAGGTGTAGATTTTGAAATTTCTGTTTTACCAAATTATAATAGCAATGAGGTATTACTTCGTTGTGTAAACGCGTTGAAAGACTTTTTTAACATAGATCGTTGGCAAATTAATCAACCAATAATTAAATCAGATATTTTAAATATCTTAGGAAACGTTAAAGGAATTCAAACCGTAGTAGGAGTTTCATTTTTAAATTTATATGATTCAGATGCTGGATATTCTGGAAATGTTTATGATCTTAATACTGCTACAAGAAATGGTGTAATTTATCCATCATTGGATCCTAGTGTGTTTGAACTTAAATTTCCAAATCAGGATATACGGGGCCGCGTAGTAAATTTATAAGGAATATACATGTTTAGAATATTTTATGCAAAATCAGATGCTACTTTATATGAATCTATAAATGAATACAATGTAGGTTTAGATGAAATACTAGAGGTTGGAAAACGTTTAGATACTGATGGAGAAACATTATTAAAATCTAGAGCCGTTTTAAAATTTGATATGTCTGAAATTTCACAGTCATTATCTAAATATTCTAAAACTGTAAATGATTGTAAATTCATGATGCAATTATATACATCACATGCAAAAAATTTACCATCAGATTATAGTATTTATGCAAAATTAGTAGGTCAAGATTGGATAAATGGTACTGGTTTTGAATCAGATCCAACCATCGATGGTGTATCATGGACATACCCAATATCTGCTAGTACATGGTATTCTAGTAGTCAAAACATACAAATTGGCTCTAGTACTTTGTATGTATCCGGATCAATTTCCGGTGGTGGTTCATCGATGTATCAGTCCGATCCAAGTGGATCAACAGCCGGACTTATAATCTCAGAGTCTTTTTCGTATCGACCTACTGATTTAAACATGAATGTTACCGATTCATTAAAAATTTGGTTAAGTGGTAGTGGCGGAGCATCTATACCTAATTATGGTTTTTTATTACAATTTTCTGACACCGATGAAGCAGATGATGCAGTGGCTGGTTATGTAAGATTTTTTAGTAGAGATACACATACAATTTATGTTCCTAAACTAATAATGTATTGGGATGATGTTTCTTATTCATCTGGTTCATTAACTGCAATCAACATCGAATCATATTCAATTTATACAAAAATAAAACCTGCATATAAAGATACAGAAATTGCTAAAATACGAATATATGCTCGTGACAAATATCCACAAAAATCTCCTACTAATTTATTTCCTATACAAACCGTTAAGCGTCTTCCGGCTACAACATATTATACAGTTATTGACGCTCTTACAAATGAAACCATAATTCCTTATGATGATATTTATACTAAAGTAAGTTGTGATTCAACAAGCAATTTCTTTTATATTGATTTTAATGGATTTATGCCAGAACGGTATTATCGTATAGAATTGAAAATTAAAGATGGAATTGTTGAGGAATACATTGCAGATCAAATTTACTTCAAAGTGACTCAATAATGGCATTAGTTGATAGAAAAATAGATACAGATGTTTTACGTAGACAATTAAGATACGTAAAAAATGGATTGACATTTACATCTAATAATAGTAGTATACATCCCCGGGATGCAGCTGGAAATATTATTTTACAGGAAAATAGTGAAACTAATCCATTATTAATTATTGAGCCAGTAACTACAAAAATATCTACGAAATCTATGTTACGGGTGCTTGATACTCAGTTTGATTATTTCAAATTTCCTGTTACTACTCCATTAACCGATGTTCCAGATGTTAATTTAGACACTGAATTATTAGATATTATTTATGCTCGATATAGTCCTTCTGAAGATACAATCGTTCCTATAGTTAATTCTGGTTTATTATTTGATGTAGTAGAAGAAGGATTACCACAACAAAATTCTAATGCATATACAATTACAAAAGATATCAAAGATTTGAATAGAGATCTTAGATTCCGCATTAAATTTACACATAAGTTCGATCTAGGATTTCCTAATACAACTTATGGTACCATATATTTTTATTTATATAGAAATGGCCCAAATAGAGCAGGTTTAGATCGTGAATTCAATAAAATAATTAGTGGTGTAGATGCATATGCAAATACATTAGAAAATTTCCCGCCGCAAATTACACAAGATGGGTATGGCGAAATTGTATATGGAACTACTCAAACGTTGTTATTAGATTTAATTATACCTACATCTGAGTATGAAATTGGTGATACCTTTGCACTAGGCGCAATTGCCGGCCAGTTAGATTTACATACAATTATAGCTGATCAAACGTACTGGGTTATATCTGATGCAACTAAAAACGTAGATTTATGGAATCAACCGATAGAGTAACTAAAATATGCTGACGCAATATAAAAATATCGAACAAATACAAAATTCAGTAGCATCAGTTTCAGCTGAAAGAATTTCAAACAGAAAAACACAATTTGCAAGTTATGATATTAATGAACAAATAAAGTTTGATTCTGAAATTCCAAAACAAGGAAAACAATCATCGATTGAATTGCATGTTTATTCTGGAGATTCTTGGTTAACTGGTATACATAAGGTTACTGTACAAAATAAAATTCCTAGATATTTTGATAAAGATACAAAACAAGAAATATTATTTCCGGTACAGCCAGTTGCTATTGATATATATCGTGAATTAAAACGTATTGGTTTAACTGCTGGTACGTTTAAAATAGCAGTTAACTTCTTTAAGAATTTAATCGGTACATACGATCAACAACATCTTAGAATTGATGAAATTTCACCAGATCGTACAGAAATACGTTTACGTGCTATAGACGAAACAAATACAGAATTCTTAAGACAGATTTCTAATTTTATTAGCACTGTTAATCAAACATCATCTGATTGGTATAAATCATATCTATTAAATTTTAGTAGAAATAAGTGTGTGCTATTTGTTAATAGCATAGTAGTTGGTGAGTATTTGTATGTAAAATTATATGAACCACTACCGGCTGATATACAAAACGATTTTAAATGTTGGGTAGTAGAAGAGCAAAAAGCTCCTTACGTTGATCAAATAACAATACAACCATTTGTTGCAAAAAAACAATATAATCAACTATCAAATCCAAACTGGTACGCAAACTCGGCACTTAATATTTCATCTGACACAGGATTAAGAAATTGGAATGATTTATTAGGTTCAAGTGTACAGACATCACAACAAATAGTAGATGCATATTTTTCTGGAAGTTTAACTGGTGTAAATCTAAACA